AACCATTGCCAATCCATTTTTATCCCTTACTATTTATTTGTACAAATTTCATCATATCTGTTGTATCTTTTTTCCAATATGAGCCACCGAATAATCTCACAGCATAATAAATAAAATATGCTTTTACTTTAGATGTTCCATTAAACAATAGCATCTCTTTTAATAGATTATCACACTCTAATCTTTTCAATTGCATAAGAGTGTATAAACCATCGTGGATGATTGCAGGTTTAAGCAAATCGTTTTCTAATGGATTGCCGACAATGCTCCATAATATTTTAGGAATTGATGCACCATCGGTTATAAAATCAGACTTAACGGTTACTTCAATATAGTCATTATAATAACTAAAATCATCTTGTAATTTCCAGAAGCCATTTTTCATTTCTTCGATGATTACATCGCCGTTAAATGATTTCATTAGAATGAAACTCCATCAAGAACTATTTTAAATTCTATATCTGTTGGAACAGTAGTTGCAGTTTTTTGATATGCACGTACAGCCTTCCAGATATTATCTGCGTACTCTATAAATTTGTTTGCAATTGCATTATGTTCGCTTGCTGTATTTATAGCGTACTTAGTGAAAGCATCAATATTTTTAAACTTCACACCATTTGATAAATTGTAAGCATCTATTTTGCTTTGTATGTAAGTATCTGTTGTACTTTCAAGGTGTGCTATTGATTGTTCTAAAGCTTTACTTGTATTAATTGTAATCATCCGATAACTCCTTGTAAGTAGTTAGCTAAAAGAGTAGTATCAAACTCGCTAGACTCTCCACCAAAACCGTCTGGTGTACCTTGTGTTCCATCTAATTCCCATAACTCTATTGGTTCCGTTGGTAGAGTCGCTTTATCTACAATCCAATAAGGGAGGTTATGAGGTACATCTTTCTCTGCTATTTGTTGAATTGTAGCAAAGCTTAACGCCTCTTGTGTTGGCGTCAATACTGCTATTGACTTGTCTTGATTTTCGTAAATTACTACCATTTTGTTTTCCTTATCTAAATATTGCTATATTAATGAGTGATGCGTCAAGGGAAGCATCATTATTATTGTCAGAAAGACCAATGATTACGGATGAAGATTGATAAGTATAACACCAGCCTACTCTACAAGAACCAGTTGTACTATCTGATCCAGCAGAAACTACTCCCGTATAATTAGCATCAGGCATAGCAGTAGAAAAATTAATTGTATAGTTACCAGTTCCATTTTTTGTAACGCTACTAACGTTTCCACTTGCTCTAATAGCAGGAGAACTCCCATTATAGTTTACCCAAGCTCTGCAAGCATACATTGGAGCAGCTCCAGTCACATTTAAGTCGTTAACAATTGCTGAATGCACCATAGCAGTAGTAGCAATTTGAGTAGTGTTTGTTCCAGCGGTAGCTGTTGGAGCTGTTGGAGTTCCAGTTAAGGAAGGAGAGGATAACGGTGCAAATATTGACGCAAACGTGCCCCAAGTTATTTTTTTCAAACTAAAAGAAGATGCACTATCCAAAATCGCTATTTCGTCCGCACTTACGGGCGTTGTTTTTGACGTTGCCGCGTGTGTCGCTGTATTTCGAGAAGCGTTCAGTGCGTTATTTATATTTGTAGCAATAACCGACGAGCTATCCGTATCTAGCGCAGATATCCCGTTGTTCACTAGAAACTGAGCAACCGCCGAGCTGATTTTAGAAGTTTGTTGCAAGACTTTATTTACAAGCTGTGAACGTAGCAGTTTTGTAGTGTATCCGTTGCCGTAAATTCTATCATTATCCGCTATATAGTTAGTAAGAGATAGTTTATTTGTGCCGTCTGTTCCACTATCGCCAAAAGTCTGATAATCATTTTGTGCCAAAGTTTATCCTTTTTTTTCTAAGAGTATTGTACCGAAACGCCGAACGGTGCTAAATTTACTATCTTTTGCGAGATAAGTGCTTCTTGAATTAAATTTAAAGTTCCCAAAAAAGTAATGGTACAGCTCATATCCTGATTGTCTACAATAGTTGCAGGCGTGCCAAACAAATTTAAAATCTTATATGCAGTTACCGCTGTGCCATCGAAATGATTTTGAGCGATTTTGAGTATCAATAAAAATCTATAATCCGCATCATCAAGAAGTGATATAGTAGTCAACACGTCAAACTCATTATACCAAACGCCCGTATCCCATCCGCCGTACAAAAGAGTATCCCATTGAGTCGGGGATAATTGTATCGGAGCTTGCAACGCTCTTGGCTGTCCGATCCACCCGCCGAGAATATCGAGCATATAGCCCGTAGCGGTATTTATGTTCAGATCGAGGGATAATTGCTCTATGTCGTCAAGCGGCTGTGTTAGCCCGTTCACAATCGCCAAGAAATTTGGCTTCTGATGCTCTGACGTTATGTAGCTTGCGTATTGATTCATCACACTACACTTATAACTACATTGCTGACAGCGAGTGCCGCCGCTTGATTGTAAGGAACTACGATATCAGCCGTACCGAGTGAGCCAGATAATAAACCGATTTGTAAAGAGGTAATATTATAAGTTTGTCCGAGTGCCGATCCGTTTAAGTTCGCAACAGTATAGAGCTTGCTATATAAAACATCATCGCCAATATTTAGCCCGCTGATGAAAGCTGAAAGAGCAGTTTGTATCGCTGTCAAAGTTGAGCTTATATACCCCGTCAATGGGTGGATCGTAATCGCCATTTTTAAATTATCATAAGCCAGCACGGAAAAATTTGTTTGAGATGCGATTCCCATAGAGTCGGTTGTTGTATATGTGCTCGTTCCGTATGTGTAGCACCCGATTGTCTTTCTTAATGCGATTTGATTTGCAATAGTTTGACCGCTGCCACCCTCAACAACCGCCGCTATAGAGTGAGCAGGCAAACCGTTTGCATCGGTGGCACTTGTCGGATTTTCATAAACCGCCGCCCTCGTAACGCTCAACACAGATAACAATCCGCCCAATAATCCGCCGATAGCCGTAACTGATGGCAGTGCAGTGGATAACGCTTGTCTTTGTCTTAGTAAATAGTCGCTTTCTGCGTCCGTTCCAGTTGTCGCTGCGTTTGGATTATTGACCGTTGACCAGCCGAAAATAGGCGTGTTGATCTGATTGATTGTATTTGCTAAGGCTGTTATTGCCCCCGCTGTTTCGCACGTTGCAAGAAGTAAAGCCGTGCCCGTACTATCAAGTACGCCGCTTGCTATATCCCAAGTGTTGCCGATTGCGTCTTTGGCTGATGCCCCACTAATTACCGTTCCGACTGTTCCCGTTAAGGTTAAAGTTGCTGTTGAATACGTTGCAGGCTGTCGAGATATTCCGTTGACTAAAACTTCATTTGATAGCTGAACACCTTGTGCATAAGTCGGGGATAATGAGTTGATGACCGCCGCAAAAGTTTGATTGTTGTCATACATCGCAGTAGCAAAAGCGGCGATAAGTTGCCCGTCTTGGCTGTCTGGAGCTATATAGATATCCGTTCCGTAAATATTAGTAAATATATTTTGAACGTATGCGAGGGTAGTCGGATAGTCTGAATAGTTCCATCCTGATGCGTCAAGTGTTGCCAAAACTCCCATTAAAATACCCCCGTGATATCGGCCGTGCCGTAGATTGTCGATATTGTAGCACTAACTATATAGCTTCTATCATTTCCGTTATAGATGCCCTGATAATACAGAATGCTATCCACTCCCTGCGTCTCTAAAATGCGCTTTTTGATGAGCTGATCGATAGTTTCTTGTGTATATTTGCCGAGCATCCCCGACATATACGGCGTGCCCTCTGTGATGTCAAGAAACCACTCGCCCTCCCATAATTTAAAACGAGTTTGCACGGCTTGAACTACTGCATCTGTGCTGTTTTGCAAATAATTTGCAAGTCCACTTCCAAAAGTAAAATCTCCATTAGTGTCTAGTTGTCTGTAAGTCATTAATTTGGTGCTCCTGTATTTCCTAAGCCTGTAGCTACGCCTGAGTGGGTATGCGCTATGCCAGATTTTCCGCCGAAGATAACGTTTGTGCTACCCGTAACCATTGGTGCTGTGACTGATGCCGAGGACGTGACCGCCCCATCAACTTGTAGCGTTCCCGTGATGTGTGTATTTGCTGCTGTAATTGTAACCGATCCACTTGCTAAACCTATTTTTGTAATTCCGTCAAACGTGCGAACTTCCACGGCTGTCGTTGAATAGTTCGGGATAACTCTCGCTTGACTATTAAACCCGATTATCGCCATTCCATCGCTTAAATCGTGCATTCGCTGTTCTGCCTGCGGTTGTACTCCACCGACCGACCACCATCCATCGATACAGCGAGAAGAGAAAACAATTAAACACTCACTGCCTACAAGATTTGGCATAGTGACAACAAATCCCGATCCTCCGAAACTTTGAAACGGAACATCGACTAAAACGGGCAGATTCACATCGGATATATAGCCATCATCATCCGTTATTTTTCCCATAATTGTCGGCTGTGCTGTTAGTGTTTGTTTTGCGTAATTTACGGTTAATATCTTAGCGGGTAACGCCGTCCAAAGTTTTGCCTGCACGCCCTCAATAGCACTCCTTAGTGTTTCTTGTTCGTCGTTGAGTCGTTCTTTTGCGTGTATCATACTATCGCCTTTTTCTTCTTACTCTTTTTTTTGCCCTTAGCTACCTTTTTAATTGTCGCGTCCACATCTAAACAAACTATCTCGCTGTACCAATCTGTGCCGTAAGTGTCGCCCACAAAACTCGCACCGATAATTTTATAAGACCCATCTTTTGCAACTAAAGCAAGTTTGTCTGTGTCTGTACCATCAACGGGCGGGTTTTTGCTTGTATCCGCTTTCTTTAACTGTATTTTAGCCAAAGCCACATCCGCCTCATTTATTATAACGTGTGCCCCGATCTTTAACATCGGATTAAGTAGAGCTTTTGCGTTTATCCCTTTTGTAGATTGTTCAGCCCCGCCGATTAATCCGCTTTGAGAGTTTAGTACAACGGCCTGATTTGGAAGTAATGATATCTTACCGAGCACTTGCAATTGTCCATCTTGTATGCTCCAGTCTTGATCGTTTGAATACGCCGAAGTTCTTAAAACGTCTTTAGCGTGTCCGTACATAACTTTACCGCGCGGTAATTTCTGCCCCGCTGTGTCGATATGACCTACTCCGACACCCATCGCTTTAGATGCTACGGCTATGTGATCGCTTTGTGAGCTGCCAGCGGATAAAGTAACATTCACTATCGCACTGTTATAAGCTTGATCGCCGTCGCTTGCAGATATCATCACGTATGTGTCTGTTCCAACTTCACGGCCTCGTTTGCTTTGCGTAATTTCGCCGTCAAAAATCACGCCGTAATGATCTTGATATCCTGCTTGCAAAGTCACACGCGTGAACTCGTTTATGATTTGATTTTCTGTCTCTTGTGCTAAATTATATATTTTTATTTGCGCTTGGTTTGGTGTTTCGTTTTCTGTTTTTCTTATCTCGAACGAAATTCGAAGTTTTGATAAATCGAGCGCATCGCCTTGGCCTGAAACAATTAAACTGCAATATCTCATCCATTGTTGCATTAGATACTCGTTACAAAATAAAGATTTGCGTCAGTGCCGAGATTGTCATAATTCGGCACGTCCGTACTGCCTGTATTGATAACATATAAACTACCACCAAAGCCGAGATTTGCGTGTGGCTCTAGCAAGTCTCTTCCAGTTGTCAATGGGATATTCCCGATTAAAGGATTGTTATCCACATCTGCTATATCAAGTATCCAGCCTTGTTTTTCGTTCCATTTTGAAGTCAAATTATAATTTACCCCATTTATCGGAATAGAAAAAGTTTGTGGAGTGTTTGTTAGCGGGATTTGTGATACTGTCATAATGAGAAAATTCCTTTTACTGCATCTTTGGCTTTATCTAATATAGAAGTATTTGGATCTGTTGGTTTTGCTGGAATTTCTTTGGTAGCCTTTGCCCCCGTCTTTACAGTACCGCCCGTTTTCTTTGCGTTCTTGTGTTTTGCTCTCGGTGGTACATTTGTAACTACAACGTCAACGATTATAACCTCTCTCAACTCCCCAGATATTGATAACACGTTTTCAGTGTGTTGGTCGGTTGTAGAGCTTAAAGATATCAACTGCATATTATTATAGATGCGCTTCGGAGTCATCACGTCAAAAAGGGCCGTGCTTGCTTGCAAATCTAAAAGCTTTTTATAAGTAGTGCTCAAATCTGACGTGCTTCCTGCTTTGAACATCATAGAAAGTTTTAAAGATATCGGCTTTCTATATTTATGATCTGATATAGATGCGCCTTGCTGTACGGGATGCGCTGTAACTTCCCAGCTGTCTATCGTGTTCTCACTTACGACTAAATCGGGGATAATGTTTCCTAAAAGTCTGCCACCTTGTGGGATTATACTTGCCATTATCTCGCCCTCGCTGTCATATTTCTAGTCATTTGTGCGAGGGCGAGATTTTGTTGCGCCGCTACTGCCTGCGCCGTTGCTTGTGGACTTTGCGCGCCATTTACGTGTATAGTTGTGTTTTGGTTTGCGGTCACATTTTTAGCCGCCGTATCTGCGCCGAGAGGATTACCCGTTATAGATCCCTCGATTTTGTGAAACGAGTCGCCAACCATTCCTGATATTTTGTCTGTAATCCCCGAAACTATCGCCCACTTTTTCTCGAACCAGTCGAAAAATTCGTGAAACCATTTTTTGACCACATCCCAGTGTTTAACGAGTTCATAGCCAGCCAAGATAAGCGCAGAAATAGCAATAATAACCAATCCTATAGGATTCATCGTCATAACTACATTAAACGCCATTTGAGCCGCCGCCGCAACCTTTGACGCAATTGCCCAAGCCATAAATAAGCCTTTTACTATTATTATAGATGCCGCTAAAAGTCCTAAACCTACAACAACGTCTTTTATTTGCTTGACTGTTTTGCTACCCCAATCAATAGCACTCTCGCCGCCCTCTTCCCACGTTTTCCAATCATCATAAAGCAACAATAACGCTGCACCGAGCGCAATAATTAGACCTATCGGCGAAACAAGAAACGATAAGTTAAACATTTTCCACGCAGCAGTTAAAGCTAAAATCTTAAATAGCCATCCGTGCGTTTCATCGTTTGCTTTTATAATAATATCGATCACGGGTTTGATTAATTCGCCCATCAGCTGGAACGCTCGCCCCGTAAGTCTTGCAACTGCTGAACCGATAGATACAACCGCCTCTAAAATCGGCTGTAATGCGTCCTCGATTTGCTTTGCGTTATCCATTATGAAGTGGCGTGCGTTCTCGATAGCTCTCGTTACATTTTCTATACCTGCTTGAATGCCAGGCATCATACGCACGGCGATTGCTTCGCGCATTTTATCAAATAACATTTTTACAAGATTAATTTCGGTATGCATTCCGTGCCAAGCATTGTTGAACTGCTTAGACTGTGCTATGGACTTAGTTAAGTCAAAGCCAGCGGCTACGTCAATCGCTGTGAGTTGAGAGGCGATCTTTTTAGTATCCCCAAAAGCATCGTTAAACATTATGAGGAGTTTTGGATCAAGTCCTAGCTTCTCCATAATACGTAGCTGTTGAGCGCGACCAAGACCAGCCATTTTTACTTTTAAATCTTCCATAACATCGGTTGAGGAGCGCATTTGACCGCTTGCATCAGTTACCGCTATTCCGAGTTTTTCAAAAACTATTTTAGCTCGACCGATTCCCATCGCTGCATCAGATACATTACCCGCAAAGTTTTTTAATGAAGCTACGGAGTCCTCTGATTTGATACCCATTATCGTAGCCGTGTCGATAAAATCATCTATGGCATCAGCGGTGGTGTTGAGTTGTTTTGCTAATAAAGAAAGTTGCACGTTTTCAGCCGCGATCTCTTGAACGCTATGCACCACTTCGACAGCAACCGCCGCCATAGCCGCACCAAACCCAGCGATACGAATAGCGGCAGAATCTAATCCGCCCATAAACTTAGAAAGGGAATGTTCATCTACGTTGAAGCCGAGTTTAACTAAAAATTCTTGTATTGCTTCTGCGCCCATTTTATTCCCTTTCTAGTGATTCACTGTATCTTCGCTCATTTTCATTTTTAACGTCTATAGCATCGTTCATTAAAAGTATATCTTCTAAATCAAGAGTGCCATCTTTAAGACTTTCATATTTACACATACCAGCGATCACGGGCCGCATTAAAACGTCCATACCCTCGCCTATTTCGATATATGTTACGCTTGTTTCGTCACGCCTGACATCAAGCTCTCTACGTTTCCCAAAAAACCGAAATTCTCCATCGCCGAAGCTTTTGCAAGTTGAAGTAGATCGAGCATATCGATATCCTGATAAGCGATTGCACCGTTTACCACTACACTTGACCACACTCCAGATTTTCCGCCATCTTTACGCTTTACGCCATCTAATAATCCGATTAAAACATACTCGAAATCTTCATCTTTGATACTTCCGATATTGTTAAAGATCGACTCTACTTTTTCCCCGCCTGCTAGAATAGGAAGGACCCGTCTTGCAATTTGCATTTGCTTAATCGCCGAAGGAATTTTTGAGACTGAGTACGAAATACCGTTTAAAGTTAAATCGCACGCCATCTTAATAAGCTCCTAACGTTGGAGAAGTTCTGCCACAGTCAAAAGTCCAAGAAACACTTTTTGCCGCCAGTGCATACTCTAAGTTTGGAGTTTTTTTGAATGCGCATTTCGTTAAGTTGATAACTTCGCCCGTTTGCAGAATCGAAACCGTAATTACATTATCGCCCCATAATGCTGATGATGCACTTTGAGCATTATACATAGCCATCAAAAGCGCATTTACTGGACTTGTTTTTAATAAGTTAATAGTAACCGTTGACGCTGTAGATGGGTTAAGAGAATGCATAGGCGTACCATCTGCCCCGATTGTCATCGTATTTTTATCCGATACTGCTGCGATAACTATTCCCTCATCCGCTGCGCCTGCTCCAC